GCATTTGTTGGTGATGCACCTAAAGTTCTGGTAAAAGTAGTATCGGTGTCTAATCTAACTGAGTTAGTGAAAGTTGTTAAAGGATAAACAAGAGGCCAGGTTCCTGCAAGTTGAGCCTGGTATTGATCTTCTAATGCCCATACACCTGAAGCCACAGACGTGGTTGGTGTATTTAATTTACCTATGATTCCACCGTTATCTCGGGCCATTAGCTAATTCCTTTCGATCCATCAGCGGATCTCCTATGCGTCGTCTATTATTTCGTATGAAATAGTACAGACTAAATCACCTGCTGCGCTTGCTCCACCTTCAATTGAATCTCCTTCTTCTAAATAAAAACCGTTGTTTTTATCTATCACTGATAGTGTAGCATCTGCAGGCACTGCTATAGTGCTCGCTAATGCTCTAGTGTTTGACTGGTCGTTGTATGTAATTGTAACATCAGCGGAACTAGTTCCATCGATGTTAGCAACTAATATTGAATTAATTTTGTAAACTTTATCTGATGCACAAGTTAATAAAGTTGTAGTGACTGTAGTGCCTAAGGCAAACGTATCCGTTTTACCTAAAATTGAACTTACATTTACTATATTTGGTGCTGCCATAATTTACTCCTTTTATCCGAAAACAATTGCCATTGCAATAGCTTTTCCTGTTGAAATTCCGCTTGATATAGTGCTAAAACTCAAGGCTCCTGATCCATCAGTAGTTAATGCCTGACCACTTGAACCATCAGCTGTTGGTAAAGTAAAGGTTGTGCTTGAAGAAACTGTAGTACCAGCTTTTAAACCAATATATTGACCACCACTTGAATCTTCAAATCTAACTTCATTTTGATTAACTAAATTAATACCAGAAGAGTTACTTAAAACATCTTCTATATTTGGATTAGTTCCATCATCAGCTTTTGCAAATAAAATTTTAGTTCCTTTATCCGTTGTTGAAAAAGTGACACTATTTCCAGAACCACTGACATATTTAAATTGAACAGTGTAAGCACCTGAAGTTGAATTTTTTATAATATAAAAAGTTTGAACATCTAATGGAATTGTTACAATTTGATTTCCTGTAATCGTACCTGTAAACTCAATCATTCTATGTGCGAGTTCTGCACCTGTTGATCCATCTGATACTGCTAAAGCAGTAGTTTGTGCACCACCAGCAATTGACTTTTGAATAAATCCACCAGAGATTTGTTCTATAATTTCTAAATTTGTATTAGTTTTTGTTCCCCATGTACCAGCATTTTCGCCAGTAGCCATTTTTTCTACACCAAGAGGTGTGTAAGTTGATGCCATATTTTATCTCCTATGCGACGTCACTATAACTTGTATTTGATCCAGTTGCAACATTTGAATACGATGTATTCGAACCTGTTGAAACCCCACTATAAGATGTGTTTGATCCAGTTGCAACATTTGAATATGATGTATTCGAACCTGTTGAAACCCCACTATAAGATGTATTTGAACCAGTGTCAACATCCTCGTAATGTATGATAAATGGAGTAGTTACAGAGGCTGTCATAGATAGCCCTGTTAGCCCCATAACTTGATCTTTAGGATCTATGGTTCCAACACTAGAACTAGAAGATACACCTGTTAGACCCATTACTTGATCCGAAGGATCAATAGTTCCAACAGAAGTTGTGGAAGCAATACCTGTTACTGGTACAGCTACAGAACCAATTCCTTGAATGATACCTATACTAGATTCTATTTCAAAACCAGTTAAAGCAGCTGCATCGTTAGGTACGACTATGCTTCCTAAAGTACTTGTTGCAGATAAACCTGTTGGTTCAACAATAGTTACAGTTTCAGTAGTAGGTGTTCCAAGAGAAGATGTAATTGCATTTCCTGTTACAGATACATCTTCATTAGGTGCGACTGCAGTACCTTGAGCTGATGTAATTTGTTGACCTGTTAAACCAACACTTTGATCATTAGGATCAAGTACACCAACAGCTGAAGCTACTTCTTGACCTGTAATACTTGGTGTTACAGAAATTTCTATTGTTAAACTATCAACAGAAAAAGTAGATTCTTGACCTGTTGGATTAACTGTTACATCTATTACATTTGTTATTGAGCCTAAGGAAGAAGTTGCAGCTATTCCCGTTGGTTCTACGTCAGCAGAAATGTCAAATGTAACTGAAGGATTTAATGTAGAACTAATCTGTAATCCAGTAAGACTAACTACCTCACCAGAAAGATCTCCCCATGAACTAGTGCCATAAGGTTTAGCACCCCAACCTGTACCTAAAGCAGTATCTTCACCCCAGTAGGCTTGGCCCCAGGTAAGTCTACCCCATCCAGACATGGGTTACTCCTATGCTAATCTTATGATTGCGTTACTTGCGTCTGCTGTTGGAAATTGAATTTGAAAAGTTCCGTTAGTTGCAGTTTTATCAGAACCAAAAGCAATTGCACAAACTGCTTTGTTTGATTGTGATGAATTATAAATTAAACAACCATTTGCTGTAAAAGAAGCTGATGTCCAAGAAATATCTGAAAAGTCACAAACTGCTGTTGAAGAATCTAAAACAGGAGTAACGCTAGTTAAACTTTTTCCGCCTGCAGAATACGCAGATCCTGATGTATTAGTAATTTCGTTTGTAGTAGCATAAGCAGTTGTTCCTGCACCTAAAGTTGCTGAACTTGTATACAACGCAAGTTTAAATGTATCACCTGATGATGCTGTGAAATCATGAGTTCCAACTAAAATCTCTTGTTTAAAACTATTACAAATAGCTGATGTAATTGCCATAATTTATCTCCTATTAAGGTGACGGTGAAGGAATTGGAATACGAACAGTACCATCTGTGTAATCGTCCCTTTTACGTCTACCAAGTTGCTCTGCAGCAAACTTCTGTACTTCTTGTTTATACTTATTTTCATACAGTGTCAACATATCGATTGGACCTTTTAAAAATCCATACGCCTCTACTAAACATGCATATAATAAGCCATTGCCAAAATATTGACTAATATAAGTCGTTGTATTTGAGCTCGATAATCCTGTTGGAATAGCCTCATAGTGAATTTTAAAAACGTATGTAGTATCTGGTGCAGGAGCTAATAATAATGTTCCTGAAGTGGTATCACTGACTCCAGTTGCACCACCAAACATAGCATAATATTTTGGTTGAGCTCTAGATGAAGTTTCTGTTGATGGCACATATTCTTGTAAGTAAGACTCATCTTTCTTTTCTAACCATCTATTCGCACCTGTAGCTGCAGAAGTAGAATCATATACTTGTACCCCTTTTACAAATAAAGTTTTTGCAGGAACGTTAATAGTATTTTGTCCTGTAACTAAATTTCCAGTTGATTGTTTTTTATACGCATCTATTGGAACATCTCTTAAAATTCTAAGTTCAGCATTTTCTATAAATTGATTTGTAATTGTAGAAGTTAAAACATTAGTATCAACTTCTGTGTAATCTGAAATTGCTGTTGTCAAAGTTGCGTATGTAAATCCTGCCATTATCTAACCCCTACTACCTTCAAACAATCAGGGCAACTTTTTTTAAACCTTAAATGACTTCCACAATGTGTTTGTTTTTCCTCATAGACTGGAACTTCTGGTTCCTCTTTTTTTAAATATAACTCAGCATGGGGATCCATTTCTTCATCTTTGATTCCCATCCAAGCTTTTATCCATTTTTTAATTAATTTAATCATGCTTCTATTGTTATAGGTCCTACTGAACACCCATAACCTCCTCCTTTTATTTCTCCACTTGTAGCAGTATTTGTGTCAACTGTAAAAAAGAAAAAATTATTTGTTAAATAACTACTTGATGCATCTCTTGCACCATTTTTATATTTACCTGTTCTTATTGTGTATCCCGCTGCTTTTTCAATATTTGATCCAGATATACCATCAAAATTAGGTATGGAAGAATATGCAAAAACAGGATTTGTAGAAGTTCCTGTCCCTGGTGAAGTTGTAGGTGCTCCTCTAAATCTGTATGTTGTACTATCAGTTAAACCATGACCTGGTGCAAAAACATTTATAATTGCAGATCCTGCTTGATATGTTTCAAAAGGATTTTCAGGTAATCTTACAGTGGTTGATGGTTCTGTTCTATCTGATCTTACATTTAGAAGTGCAATACCATCACCTGTTTGTGGTTTTGGTTCTAGTTGAGGTTGTTTTGGTTCGTATTCTGAAATGTGAACAAATGAACCATTCCATTCTCGAACCATTTCTCTGTATGGAAATTCCATACCAGATCTATCTGATATTGCTTTTGCATATTTTCCTGTTGCGTACTTAGCCATTATGCTCCTGGGTAATAAGCTTTTGGTGTAATATGTGTACTTGAAGCTGAACCATCTTCTTGTAATGCTCTTTGAAATTCATCTTCATATAATAATTTCATTTGTTGAGTCAGTTGTGGATTATATTTTATAGATAAATAGTAAGCTAATCCTGAAACCATACAAGGTATGAATCTAAAAGGAACATCTGCTGCGTTTGTATAATCTCCTATATCTTGAATTCTTTTTATATAATAAAAATGCATATCTTTAGATGCATTAGTTGAATCAGGAGTGGGGTAAACGCTTACGCTTACATGATCAATGAATCTTTGAACCCAATATTGATTAGGTGTTCCTTTAGAAAGTTTATTAGAAAAACCTGCATAAGTTGATCTATCAACTTTTGTCATTGGACTATCTGATTGATCAGTCTGGGTTCTATCTGATCTTAATTGTGCTTCAAGGACATCGGATATTCCATATATACCATTAGGAGTTGATGTAGCACTTGTGCCATCGGCACTTGATCTAAAAAACTTATACTCTGCTTGTCCTTCAATTAAATCAAGATTTAGTTCTCCTATTTCCCAATAATGAATACCTCTATTGCCCCATTCTTGAAGCATTATATTTAAAGATCTTCTTGAAGCTCTCAGTTGATTTCCTGAAACACCTTGTAAACCAAGGCGTTCAAAAGCTTCTTCTATTATTTCATCAATAGAAAAAGTTTTATCAAATGTAGTTGTGCCCGAGGTAGTGTTAGCCATTTAACCTCCTAGCCAGTATAACCGATAGTTACCGATGTCGTATTAGTTAAATCTAAATATATTCCAGTTCTACATCTAATACCACTTCCTGGTACGTATATGTCTAGTCCTTCTGTTCCGCAGTTACCTTCAAATACTAGATCACCTGTATTATCTGTCCCGTCGTAAAGTTTGATATTACTATTCGCAACGCCTTCAACTTGAATATAAGTTATTCTAGCTGGTCCAATGTAATCACCAGACGCGTTCGTTGCTCTACCAAATCTTCCGTCAGAAGTTCTACATGAAAACTGTTGATCTGATGTTGCCATAATTTGTTTCTCCGTTAAATTAAATGTGGGCTCGAAAGCCCACACCGTTAATTATTTATTAACTTACTGCTGCACTAAAAGGTGTAGCTATGTTACCAGTACCACCCGATGTGACTTGTACGCCCCATCTATTTGCACCGATAGCTTTGCAAGTTATGATTGATCCAGCTAATCCACCTGTTGTACTACCGTTTAAAGTAATAGTGTCAGATGCAGCTGCAGTCATAAAACCTTCACCGTTATCATTAGTGTCAGTATCAACAATAAGTGCATTACCAGTCATTGTATCACTAGCATTAGCAACTTGTAAAACAAAGTCACCTGTTTTAGTTGTTCCAATGTAGATCTCAAAAGAAGCACCTAAATTGTTTGCCGAGTTTGGATCGTTACCTGGTCCTGCAACACCTGAATCAGCTGTTGAATTAATCGCAGGTAAAGTCAAAGTAGCTGCACCAGCAACATTGTGGTACAACATTCTACCAGCATGTGTATCAACAGTTAAAGAAGTTGCACCTGCTCCGATTGATACAGAGTTTCCAGTTCCA